CGTTGTAGTAGGTGCTTTAGTAGTAGTAGGTGCTAATGTAGTAGTTGTCGTTGTAGGTGCTTTAGTAGTAGTTGTTGTCGTAGTAGGTGCTAATGTAGTAGTAGGGGCTAATGTGGTTGTTGTCGTTGTAGGTGCTTTAGTAGTTGTTGTCGTTGTAGGTGCTAATGTAGTAGTTGTTGTCGTAGTAGGTGCTAATGTAGTTGTTGTAGGGGCATTATTAGAGCCGTTTCCAATACAACCTATGCACTTGGTGGAATCATACATTCCAGCGTTACATAATGATGTTATTAGGAACTTACCATAAGTTCCAATACATTCGGTTTGTGATTCGGGAACCATCTGAAAACCATTCCCAACATAATCTATTATTGAACCGGTATTATTATTAGTATCAACGAAATCTGTAAAATCATTATTAGCCTGTTTAAATTCTACAGAAGTTAACCTTCCTGCTATTCCGGTGTCCCGCGATATTGCGTTTTTGTTACTAATAGATTTTGTGACGAACAAATCCTCCATTCTTTTTCCTTTAAAGCACTCCTTACCAAAAAGATAACCATTGTTAACTATTATATTGTTAATATTAATGCGGGCGAGATACCCGCCATAAATACACCGAAATCCAAAAATCCCACCGCCGTATCCGGGGTACTTCTTAAGGTATATATCATTAATACTGCCACAATTAATATTTATTTTTTCAATTACTACATCCTTTAAATTGTAGCGACCATAAAAACATGACATGCCACCAATTCCGCCACCGAATGTATCTATCACCTCACAATTTATATTAATATTACTAATTTCACAATTATTAACATCAGCATTACTATTAAAACTCGCATAACCCACAAGACCACCCGACCGCCCCTCTATCTTTTTACAAGATATAGATATATTATCAATTATAATATTTGTCACGGCTAATCCAATATTCCTTCCGAAATAAGGACGACATAATCCCCCACCACCACTCCACCTACCTTGTCTTATTATGTTCGCGTCAATTTCCATCATAATATTTTTAATAGTAATATATGATGGAGATACCGTGTTATCATGTCCAATTAATCCAATATATTTAGTGGATGATGTTTTTATTGTAACACCTTGACCATCAATAATTATCGGTGTTGTAGACTTATCAACTTGAGTTATATCGATGTAACGATAAATATTATACCCCGTATCAATATTAATCGGTTCACCAGGTGAAATATAATAGCGCCGACGACTTAATAATTCGATTATGTGTTTTGTTACAACGTTTCTAAGTGTTTTAAACCGAATAACACCGTCTATAGGGTTACTTTCAGACCCATCTAAATATGGACGTAAATCAACCTCGGTTTCTGTGGTTTGATAGAAACGTTCTCTATTGCGCAATAGTATTAGTATAATAACCACTATCAAAATTATAATAATGATTTCGTATATTTCCATATTTAATATTAGTATAGTATATTATATTAATTCCAATATAATTTTCTTATATATATTATCATGTCGAATAAAATTCTTCGACATATTCCAGCCGCTATTACAAAACTTCATAAACATATATTGCCAATAAAGGCCTCTAATGTATGGATAACTAATCATGATGGCGCTATATATTTAGATCTAACATCGGGTATCGGGGCATTATCGACCGGACATAGTCACCCACATATAATACGAAAAGTAAAAACGCAATTGGAATCGTTGGTTCATATTCCCCAACAAGTTTTTAAATCACACCCAGCACAAATAGAATTAACCGAAAAATTAATTAAAATCATGCCAGATAAATCATTAGATAATATATTTTATGTAAATAGTGGTTCGGAAGCAACCGATAATGCCATTAAAATTGCCAGGCGTTATACCAACAAAACCAATATAATTGCGATGTCACGTGGCTTTCATGGTCGTTCTATTGGCGCTTTATCGGTAACTAGTTCTAATATAGCATGTAAATATAAATTACAACCATTAATGCCTGGTGTATTTTTTTGTCCCGATTTTACTAAAGAAAGTATAGACCAAATTCTAACACATAATACTGATCCGGATGAAACAGCGGCCATTATTGTTGAACCAATATTGGGCGAAGCTGGTATTATATCCATTCCAGAAGAGTTTCTGAGTTATATACAAAATATATGTAATCAACATAATATTATGTTGATATGTGATGAAGTTCAATGTGGGTCAGGCCGCACTGGAACATGGTGGAATATAGAACAAAAAAATGTTATACCGGATATAATGACATTTGGGAAAGGAATTGCCAGTGGCTTTCCATTAGCCGGTGTTGTTTCACGTAGCGAAATCATGAATACTATCGATAAGGGCTGTCTTGGGGGAACCTATGGTGGAAATGCGATCGCTTCAGCCGCCGCATCAGCGACAATTGATGTTATCCAAAATGAAAAATTATTGGAAAATACGATTCGTATGGGAAATTTTCTATATAAAGAATTAAAAAAAATAAATAATATTAAAGACATTCGACAATATGGTTTGATGATTGGTATTGAACTGGATGATAATATACCGGTGAATACTATAGTTGATAAATTAATGGAACGTGGAATATTAGTATTAACCGCTGGAACCAAAGGCGCGAATATAAGACTATTACCACCATTAAATATATCGAAAATACAACTGGTTCATTTTATTAATCAATTTAAGGATATTATGGCGCCATATCTTCCATGATAATATGTTATAGTCAAATCCGATATTCCCGGAGGTATAATGTATCACTGTTTATCTAAGTGATGGACACCGATACTGATACCAGTAATACCTAATTTATATAGATTTGGGATGGTATCTATATAAATACAGTCGGGAAGTGTTTCAATAATAATACCAATTATACGACATTTAGCAGTTTCATTTAGGAACATTTCTTCTTGTAAAGACAATTTACCTCTATTATCTGATTTATTTATAAAACTATAATTATTTGCGGCATAATATAAATCGCGAATAAATCCTTCTTTATATTCAGGTTTATAATGTGACCAAGTGCCACCTACTATAGTTATTTCAATCTTATTCACACATTCCACCATATTATTAATCGAAAGATTAAATTGTTTTATGGAATCAAAGCCTGATTCTTTCGCATGATTAAATGAAGGTTCGCTATAATATAATGGTTGTGTATCGACATCTTTAAACAATGAACACTCCAGTCCACACACATGTCTTTGTTTTATAAGTGGTGTATTTATTATAAATTTAGAGTAGGGATTTGTAATCACTGTAATAGGTGTAACTCCCAAAGGTGATTTACCAATTTGTTTAATAATATAATAGTCAAAAGGTTTATTCTTATTCTTATTATTATTCTTATAATTATAATTATAATAAATATAAATATAAACGCCACATGAATAAAATAGGAATAAGATTAAGATTAGTTTTATATTAAAATGGGTCGATACTATATTGGCTATAATAATCGGTAAAATATAGTAAAGAATGTTACTATAATCCGTATCCGTATCAGCGCCTACTACACCAGTCCTTTTTAATTCGTCATACATAAATAGTAATTGAATATGGCTCGGCGTTATATTTAATGTGTATTTAATATTAACATAAGCTTCATCATATTCCGATTGCGAACTATATGTTTTATTGGCCAGTATAGTAACAAATTGCTGTAATTTATTTCTATCCATATCCGTATTCATATCCGTATTCATATCCGTATTCATATCCGTATTCATATCCGTATTCATATCCGTATATAAAAGTTATTTGTATATGTTGATTAATAAATAATAATTTGTTATAAAATATCTTTCAATTTTATAAAAACATAAATAAAAATAATAGATTAGATTAGAATAGAATAGAATAGAATAGAATAGAATAGTGGGTTTCTGCCGGTAGTTCTTTTGTAATATGGTCATACTATGGCTCATCACACGGCTCTGGTTTCTCCTCCATTTGATATTTCATCATAATATAGGAAGTGCTGGTAAATTCACGACCATTATTACTGGATAAACATTCTGAAATAATTAAATATATTAGACGCCATTGTTCATAGACATATTCTTTATCTTTGAGAAACATCGCAATTATAGTATCACGGTTACGTTCTAAATTACCGAGCCACATATTTACCATATTAGCTCGGTAAATGCCAGGAATACATTCCATATTTGTAATATTTAGATCATCCTGAAACTGATAAAATAAATTTATAGACGGAATAACATAATCACCATTACCTGTAAAGAAATAGGAAAACATATTCGTTTTATTTATGGCTATTGTATTTTCACGGTGTGTTATTGTTTGAAGATATAGAAATCCATCATCTTTTAGATTTTCACTAATAATTTGAAAATAGGTTTCATAATCACCAAATGTATTAATATCATCGATCGAGATAATACGATCATATTTTATAGTATCATCAATACCTTCATGGATACCCCGTTGAAATATTTTTAAATTTTTACACACATTTACTTTTGTAATATATTCGACACATTCGGGAAATTTAGAATAACCAATAAAATTTAAATCGGGGTATTTGAAGGCATAATGTAGCAATACCCCACCCCACGAACATTCTAAATCTAAAATATTAGCCCCATTTTCCAATTCACTTAAATTTAATTTATCTTCAATTACGGCAATATTCGCAGTTTCGACTGCTGTTAAAGTTTTATATATTTTTATATTATGACCACAAGCTGTAAACCTATTAGCTCCATATATTAATTCGAACACACTCGAATTTGAGTTGTCATTATTAATCGAGAGTGCGATTTTGGCATTATTGCGATTATTCTCAATAATATTAATTACTTTTTGTTTTTCTTCTCGTGGTCCATTATACTTTTTTAAAATATATAGATTATAGATAAATAGTATTTGAATAAAAAAACGAATAGCTATATTGGGTAAATAGGGTAATATTTTAGTTTCAATAAATCGGTTCATACTATATTATATAAGTTATAAGCTATACTTTTAGGTAATAATATATCATAATATATTATATTATGAACCCCTACGCCAATAAAGCTAAAGAATATTTGGATAAATTTATAATAAGTGTATACGTCATTGCCACTCTATATACAGGGTTTTATATACTACATAAATTATCAACCGACCCGATTTATTCCATATCCGGCTTTATTAACTTCAATATATTTATGTTAATATTATTAATATCTATTTTAATGATGGCGATAATAGGGACAGACACCAATTTATAATATTTTGTTATGACGCCCACAAAAAACCGAATTTTCTTTATGTTTATACCGACATTGTTGGTTTTTATATTCTCCAGTGTTTAATATAGCATGACATCGCTCTTTAATAAAAAATAATTGTAACATTTTTATATCATGTTGTTTAATATAATCCATAAATACATTATAATTATTATGTATATTTCTAATGGGTATACAATTGGTTTTATTGGATAAATAGCTACCGTATGTCCGACACAAAGGGCATACTTTTATATGTTGATGGTGTTCCTGATTATTTATATATTCTCTTAGAATACACTCGTAATGAAATGAATGACCACAACGCGACAATGTTTCCAGGTCATCGCCCTCGATCAAGTCGTAACATATAGGACATTCAGGCATGATACTTAAATTATATGTAATATTATATTATATTATTCCATATTTCTATAAATATATAAACGGTTATCCCATTAATTAAATATTAATTATATCAATTAAATATTAATTATATCAATTAAATATTAATTCTATCAATTAAATATATTATGATAGTGAAATCGTCAAATATAATTATTGACAATATAAAATTTAAAAAACGTATATCATTATTGGCAGATTTATTCTATATTCCCATTAAATATGGTCCGGGCAATGTGGATTTATTTATTCAAACCCCAGTATTAATGATCCCATTTGGGATTGACCGCTATAATAAATTGGATGTATCATTTTTGAATATCATAGATAATATTGATATCAAATACTTATATGAATTTGTAGAAAAAATGGAACGGCATGTATCTAAAAAATATCCCACAATGGATTTCATCTCTTCTATAAAACGTGATAAATTTTATCCAGATCGCCTAAGATTAAATATGCATGAACATCAATCCATTAAAATTAAAATATATAATGAACAATGTAAATTAATAAAACTGGATGCTATAAAACCACGAACATATTCTAAATTTATTATAACACCACGTAGTTTATGGTTGAAAAACCGGCGCATAGGTATAAATTGGAATATATGTCAAATAAAACAATATTTAATGAAAGAATATTTACCTCAAGATTATTCGTTTTTGGAAGATGACGAATTAGATAAACCGCATAATATAATGGGATTACCATCATTATATGCTAACATGTTGAAAAACGGTGTTCCAAAAGAAGCTATTCGTATGAAGATGGTTATGGAAAATGTGGATCCATCATTATTAGAACAACCGTCCAACATCAACCTAAATATGTACTCTTTCGGAATGTTACCGCCACCATTACCATCATTGTTGGCAATGCCTTCTGTGAAACCGATTACCCGCGGTAATTTTTTAAATGAAATTAGTGGCGGTTTCAAATTAAATAAAATGACTATTGATGAAATGGATGATAAAGATATAAAATATAAATCACATGATAATTATGTTCCATCATTGGATTCAATTACACAAGCTTTATCGAATTTAAAAAGTTATAGTGCTGGAATATAACCAAGCCATTATTATATTTTTTGTATATGATATCCAGTACAGCTACCTATAATAACACCACCTAATGTTACTAATTTTGTTCCAATAACAATACCTATTGGTGTCATTGTCAGACCACCAATTATACCACCAATAATAATAGGTGTATAATTAAAATAATAGCTGTTGGCTATTTCTAAATCTTTCCTTCCCGTTTCAATATATGTTTGTGAACGCATTATATTATCCTCGATTCGCAACAAAGGATGATTTTGTTGGCGAATATAGTCCAATAGATGTAATTGGATTTCGGCAATATCTTGAATATTAGTTGATAGTTCTGCTTCTGCTTCTGCTTCTGCTTCTGCTTCTGCTGTAGCTTCTTCATATTTTTCCAATAAATTAGTCATATAATCACGGAATATTATTATTATTATTATTATTATTATTATTCGCTTAATATACGAAATTTGGAATCATTTTCTATAACTAATATCTGTACTTTACGATTTACGAGTTCTTCCTTACAAACATTTAATTTTCCAAATGCTCGGGACATACCTACATCTGTTCGCCATAATCGATTATTACATGCCGAATTGAGACCTTTATTATACATAAATTGTGGAGAATGCCCCACAACCATTCCTTTTATTTCATTTTTCACATTCCTTTTATTATTTCGATTTAATGTTGCTATCGTTTGATGGAAATCATGTGTACTTTGTTTATCATCCCATTCATCCAGATCACTAAACACACGTGACCAGAATGGTGATAGTGTATCATCATCGGTATGATATATATCATTAATATATTGTAGTGTTTTGGCATCTTTATTGCCATTAAGCCATCTTGTAATATATTTATTAATATCCGCTAATTGGAATTGTTCCGCACATTTCAATGAAATACCACCATGAACAAATAGCCAACTACCAATCTGTAATACCGAATACCTACCGTCTGCGAATTTTTTAGCAACAATACCTCCTGGACAAAATGCTTGTTTGCGCGAATGATAGCCATAGGGTAATGATTTATCGTTGGTTCGCGGTTCTTTAAAATGATTACCGAATTCGCGGAATTCCTTTGGCGATACATAACGGAAATCTCCATCAACATTCATTAATTCGTGATTGCCAAGAATACTAAATACGGCACCACCAACTTTCTTAGCTTCTTTATGAAGTTTTTCAAATAAACAGATAATTTTTAAATCTGACCCTTCATCTGCGTTTAAATCTGGATCGTTCTCTGGACATAAATCATTGACCAGATTATTGGGTCTTACGCGGTCGATTTGGTCACCTAATTGAACAATGACAGTTTTACCACCAGTCCAAGATATTTGATTTATATTTTTTAATGTATTGGGTATACTTCGCGAAATAACACCTGCCATTTTGAGTGATTTTATGGTAGCCACCAGATCACCATGTAAGTCACCTATGGCTATTATTACAGGCACTTTCCCAAATATGTAGGTATTTTGTGTTTGTTTTTCATTAATTGCTTTGAGCAACATGGCTTTTAGTTGTGGTTTAAGATAACGTGTTGGTTGAACGACGATACCGAGTTCATGTAAATATTGCGATAATTGCTCCTTGGTTAATGTATCTATTACGCGATTGCTCATATTAATGTAAATAACTATATATATAGCTATATTATAAATATATAAATTTAGACGCTATCTTATTATTGTATACTAAGACGCTATCTTATTATTGTATACTAAGACGCTATCTTATTATTGTATACTAAGACGCTATATTATAAATATATAAATTTAGACGCTATCTTATTATTGTATACTAAGACATATTATCGTTCTTGATAAAAATTGGATTCTAATAGGTGTTTATTCATGCGGTTATAGACTTGTGTTTCTTGATTATCATGTTTCGATATATTTTCTTGACGCCCGTTTTCGAGATGGTCCTCTAACGTTTCCTCACTTTTAATTTTGCGTAGTTCGGCCAGTGTTAAAGGAACCATATTTGCCCTATGTTTTTCCAGTTCTTCCACATTTTTAAATTGTTTATTAGTTATTTTATCAGTATCCACCAGACGGTGTGTAGTATGAGCTTCCTTGTAATCCGAATAACCATCACCTGTGAAATTTGCTATATTTTCTACACCCAATTCTTGTGTATTACTAACACCATTAAATAATGGTGTTGGTGTTTTATATTCTACAATTTTAGTGCTATTTTCCACTGTATCGGTGAAAGTGGAATTAAATATATTGAGATTGAATTTATCAGAAAAGAGTTCAGATTTTTCTATATCTTTTTCTTCCAGTGCGTTATCAGTTATCCAATCACCATAACCATCATCTTCTGCCTTATGTAGGCGGTTATCTGTATATATTTTATTAAATAATTGCGAGTCGAATTTTTGTCCCATTTGTGCATTTTTTACAGGGTTATTATTTTGTTTTTCTACAAAATTGCTCGCATTTTGCTTAAGTTCATTAAAATTTTTAGTAGGCGCGTTTAATTTTAATTCTTCTAATAATGCCATATACGCTTTAGTGATGACTTGGAATTTTGGTGCGTTTCCAGCTGGTCTATCAGGGTGATATATAAGCGCTAATTTTTTATATGAACTTTTTAGTTGGTCCATGGTAAAATTATTATTTAATTTAAATAATTTAAGAGCATTAATGGATGATTTATTAAAATGGTTTAATTCAGTTACATATTTCTCACGACGATTTTGTTGTTGGGCGATGAATTGTTGTTCGCGATCAAACTGTTGTTTTTTAAATTCGCGTTCATATTTTTCCTCGAGTGATTCATAGCGTCCAGAGAGTTCATTTTTTGTTAATGATACTATTTCGCTCGAGACGTTCCCAATACTAACATCCTCTAAAAACGTACTTATATCATTATATTTATTATTTGGGACTTTATTGATAAGTCGTGTTTGTGTTTGTTTAAGAGCATCAACTAACGATTGATTTTTAATTTTTTCTCGGCGGATTTCATTTCGTAATACAGAAAGTTGTTCAGCATTCATATTATACAGTTTCTGTAAATTTTCTATTTCAGTGTGCGATTGATAATTCCCCATAGTATATATTATTC